CGAAAAAGCAAAGAGAAGTGTTGCGGGCTTTGATAAGCTGAATGTGCTTTCAAGTACCGATAGTTCTTCAAAGTCAGATACATCTTCATCAAAAAGCTCATCGGGCGGACCTGTTGCAAAGAATGTTGTCAAGGACACAAGCAAAAACCTTTCGGGGACATTCAAAAATCTATACGAAAAAAGCGGATTCAAAGGCTTTGTCGAGAATGTACAGAAAGGTATTAACAAGGTTGATTGGTCAGCTATAGGCAAGAACTGCAAGACTGTTTTTGATAATGCTGTTCCAATAGTTCAAAAGGCATTCGGCACAATGCAAAAGGTCGGTTCTGCAAAACTCGGGACAATCGGCTCTGCATTCGGAGCTGTTGCAACAATCGGCGGAAAGTCGTTTCAGACCATTTCAGGCGGTGTTGCTAAGTGGATTTCAAAAGACAGGGAAAAGATTATCGGCTTTATCG